ACGGGTATTTCTAAGGTCAGTTCCAATGCGGCATTGGCAATTGGTAATCTGATTGGAACATCATCTGATGGTCAAGCTGATGCAAAGACTGCTGGCAGCGATACGACTGAATACGTTGTTGGTGTTGTGTTGGAGGCCAGTTCTGGAGCTAATGCGTTGGCGACAGCGACAGTGAATTGTTTGAATCCGCATCGAGGTGCATAAGTAATGCGTCAAGCGACGTTGGAATTGCACACGTTATGTATTCGCTTGGCGAAAGGTTTCATCAAAGGGTGGGAACGATGGCTTCGTCAGATTGTAGACGAAGACCGAGATCATAATCGAATTGAAGTAGGGAGGATAAAAGATGGGTCAACCAACCAGAAGTAGTGTGCATGTCGATGCTGTTCTTACTAACATCAGCATAGCATACATTCAAGATCGATCAAAGTATATTGCAACAAAAGTCTTTCCAATCATCCCAGTAGATAAATTGTCCGATGTGTATTTTTCATATACAAAGAATGATTGGTTTAGAGATGAAGCCCAACGTCGTGGAGATTCTACGGAATCGGCAGGCAGCGGGTACAATCTAACGACCGCTTCTTATCAGTGCGATGTGTATGCGTTCCATAAAGATATTGGTGACCAGACACGCAACAACGCTGATAACCCGATCAATTTGGACAGCGAAGCCACCGAGTTCGTTACCCAGCGGTTGTTGCTTCGTCAAGAAAGAAAATTTGTGTCCGATGTCTTCACGACTGGTGTCTGGGGGACAGACAGGACTCTTGCTGGTACAGATCAGTGGAGTGACTTCGTAAACAGCGATCCGCGTGACGATGTTGATACAGCGAAGGAAGCTATCCTTGGCGTCACGGGTTTTGCATCTAACACGATGGTCGTTGGGTGGCAGGTATGGCGTCAATTGAAGAACCATCCTGATTTTCGTGAGCAGATTAAGTATACGTCTGCTGACAACATGACACCAGGGATGGTGGCTCGTATGTTGGAAATCGATAACTTCATCATTGCCAGTTCCATCTATGCGACAAACGATGAGGATGCGACTGCAGCTTATGATTTCAATTTTGGAAAATCTGCATGGATTGGTTACGTCAATCCGAATCCAGGGTTGTTGGCTCCAAGCGCTGGGTACACCTTCGCATGGAATGGCGTTTCAGGATCATTGGGTGAGGATGTTGGTATCTCCAGCATAGACATGCCGTTGAAGAAAGCCACACGAATTGAAGGTGAAGTGGCATTCGACAATAAGGTTGTCGCTACTGACCTAGGTTATTTCATTAACGCTGCTGTTGCGTAAGCGAGGAGACATCATGCATTGCGTGGTTCAGAAACCGTTCAGCGGGAATGGGGTTGATTACCAAAGTAATTGGTTGATCGACACTGGTAGTTGGCCCATTCGACGCAGGGACCAACTGATCTCACAGCGTTTCATTAGGATCGCCTCCGATGAGGAGATTTCTTCCGCTTCCGAGCCAGAAGAATCTCCATCTCCACGGCGGTCCTCCCCTCGCTCTCGTAAAAAGAAAACAACTGCCCGAAAACGGAGGTAACGTTCATGGGAGTGCAAGGAAAAAATAAAGGTAATTTTATCGTTGGCCGTATGAGCAGCGATAATTTGAATATCGTTACAACTACGATCACTAATGCTCAAATGCTGACATTGAGAGCGTCCCCGATTACATTAGTTACTGCCCAGGGAACTGGGACTGTAGTCGAACTTGTCAGCGCAATGTTGTTTTGCGATGCATCAGCAGGTGTCTATACGGAGTCTGCAGATAATATGCAGATTAAATATGTCGATGGATCTGGAGTAGCTGTTACAGCTGATATCGAATCGACGGGTTTTGTCACTGTTGCTGACGAAATGGCAACAACCGTCATACCTAAGATTGATGCTATTGCTACTGATGCTCAATGCGTAAATCAACCATTGGTTCTCCATAATGTAGGCGATGGAGAATTTGGTGGAGGAAATGCAGCTAACGATATGGTGTGTAAAGTCGCCTATCGTGTCCATGCGCCTGGTTTCTAGTAGAGAGTATCGATGACTTGGACTTACGATGCTACGTCTATCGGAACGGATTTAGCCAAGGTTCGTTTGTTGATTGGGGATACAGAAACCACTGATCAACAAATGACTGATGAAGAAATCAATTTCTTTATCGATAATGAACAGACTATTTACAAGGCAGCGTATCGTTGTGCTATAGCGCTGGTCGCTCATTACGCTCGTCGGGTGGACAAGGAAATGGGCGACCTAAAACTCCTTGCTGCCCAGCGCCATCGACACTACATCCGGTTAGCAGATGAATTATTAAAGAAAAATGATCACGCAATTCCTTCATCTGGCGGTGTCTGGAAATCAGAAAAAACTGATTTGTCAGACAATTCTAATTGGGTGCAACCTGATTTCAAACGCGGCATGATGGATTATAACTGATGGCTGTTAGTTCAAATTTTGATCCAGATTTTTTAGAATTAATGCCGTACACGGTTACGGTAGCTCCTAAATCTGGTCAGAATCAATACAATGAAGCAACGTTCGGGACTCCTGTAACTTATCAAGCTCGTATAGCTGGTAAAATTATGGAGCTTCGAGATAAAAAAGGTCAAGAAGTTACGACTACGTTTGAATTGTGGTTGGATACTACCGATGTTATATCGCCCGATGCACGGTTGACTCTAACAGGATCGCAATGGATTGATACCATTCCAGAAATATTTACCGTTCGACGTGTGAGCGATGAAAATGGAGACAGCCACGTTCAATTATCATGTGGGTGGAAGTACCACAGGCAGGGATCATAATGGCAGCGTTAGGATTTGGCTCAACAAGTTCTAGTTTAAGCCCTAAGGTCAGTCTTAAATTGGACCCTGCTAATTTCAAACGAATGAGCCAGAAGATGAGAAGGTCTCTTCACATGGCTTTCGATACGGCTGTACCGTTGTTGCGTCAAATAGCTAAAGAGATAAAAGCAGAAAGCCAATCCATTGTTCCGTATCGAGAGGGATTACTTCATGACAACGCATTCTATAAAGTTCGAAGGAATCCTAAATCTATTGTAGCTCAAGTTGGATACCATTCAGAAGAAGTTGTGAATCGCGGATTCTATTACGCATGGATTCAACATGAAACTCCTGACCCACCGTGGCAACATACTGATGGCAGGAGATATAAATATTTATCCGAACCGATAGAGAGAAGAGAAGACGATATTGATAAGCTGTGGAGGATAGCTTTCTCAGAGGTGTGGAAAGGATAATGTCTCTATTAGAAGACATCAGCCTTAGACTAGAGAGTCAAGGGCGAGGTACTCGAGGAACTAATATCTTTATTGGTCGTTCCCCGAATTCGCCAGACGACGTGATAGTTATTTGGGAGATGATGGGTCAAGAACCATATAACACAATGGGTCCATCTGGGACTGCTCCATATGTCAAGCGCCCTCGGTTCCAAATACAAGTCCGTAACACGAGTTATGCGAGTGCTCAAACTTTGGCAGATCAAGTATATAGCGATCTACATTGGTTCAAGGGGACTATTGATTCGACATCATATCTATTGATACGAGCTTTGAATCAACCGTTCTCAATCGGTGAAGATGAAAACAAAAGAACTCAATTGGTTTGTAATTACAGGTCGTGGAACGTATGAAGAACGCAAGGGTATTGAAACAACAACTGCGTGCGTTACAAGCCAGTTGTGCGTCTGTAATTCAAAACATAGAATCAATAGTGTCATTGATCGATGAAGATTTACAATCAATTGATAGATCGCAAGAACAAAAAGAATGTCGTCACCCAGCCAATGGGTTAAAAGATATGCGGACGATGGGGCATCCTAGGCGGTTTCATTGCACTCGATGCAATCAAACAATAAATGTGGAAGACGATGTATTACTCGAGATGGCTAGCAACAACGGCTAGGTAAGGGAGTCTATAATGGCTATTCAAGGATTAATGGATGCTCGCGTATTCCTTGGTGGATACGAATACACTAGTTACTCTAATTCATTGACCACCGATTATGGTGTGGAAGTCTTAGATGAAACTGTTTTTGGAGATACTACTCGAACAAATCGAGCTGGTTTACGGACCTTTACTTTTTCTATGAACGGTTTCCGAGACGATGGTGCAGCGACTCCATTCGGTGATTCAGGAGGAACCGCATATTCTAGGATTGGGGCGTCACGAGAAGTATTCTCGTTTTCCCCTGTCGGCACCGCAGACGGACAACGAGCATTTACCATACGAGGTGTGAATGGTACTTATACACCGTTGTCTGGGACGGTTGGAGATTTGTTGCCGTTTGAATTGTCTGGCAATGCAGCTCATTCGGAATTAATAAAAGGTGTAGTTGAAGGTGTAGGCGCGAAAACTTCAACTGCTGCCAGTACTGGGACACAGCTCGGTGCGTTATCTGCTACGCAAACTCTGTATGCAGGAATGCATGTCATTGCATACGACGGGACTTCCCCTACGCTGGATGTTGTAATTGAGAGTGCCAATAATTCTGGTTTTTCAGGAGAATCTTCTCGAATCACATTCACACAAAATACTGGAAGTATAGAAGCCCAATGGGGTTCCGTTAATGGAGCCGTCACTGATGACTATTGGCGGTCGAAGATGACTATCGGAGGGGGAGGCCCTTCATTTACTGTATTTATTACTCTGGGTATCGGAAGTCTAGCTATATCATAAGGAGGCAAGGGCAATGGCAACATTCGTATACACTGACGCATCTGTGGTTGTGAATTCCGTAGACTTGAGCGATCATGTGAAATCATGTACTCTCAACTACGAAGCTGAAATGCTGGACGATACGGTCATGGGTGACACGACTCGATCCAATATTGCAGGTTTGTTGAATTGGTCGATTGATGTTGAATTTCTTCAAGATTTTGCAGCAGCAAAAGTCGATGCGACATTATTCACGCTCGTTGGAGCTGCTGCATTCACTGTGACAGTCAAACCGACAAGCGCTTCAGTCAGTGCAACCAATCCTTCATTTTCTGGTAGCGCGGTTCTGGAATCTTATCCTCCGATGTCAGGATCGGTAGGAGATTTGGAAACAGCCAGTGCGACATTCCGATCAGCTGGAACGTTGGCACGAGCTACATCGTAAACGTTGTTCACTGGGCAGGGGGCGCTGTGCCCCCTGCTATAACTGCTTATAGCGCTCGTCGCCCTGGCCTCCGCTATAAGTTATTAGAAGGAGATCGTGATGTCCAATCTGAAGTCAAAACCATTCACTCTTTTCTCAGATGCAGGTATTGAAAAAGAACCGAGACGCCTTCGATTCGATTTTAATGCTCTTGCTGATTTTGAACAAGCCAATGGTATGGGCTTGGGACAATTGTTGTCCATGAAAGCTGTATTCGGTACAGCACGAGCCATGTTGTGGGTGGGGTGTAAA